GGAGAAGTGTATGAAATACAAAACTTACGTATAGCCTTACCAAAAGCTCCTAAAAATATATATAGCAATAAAGATAAAAAGTGGAAACAACTTGAAAAACCTGATATACTTAAAAAAATTAAAACAATATTTGACTGGAAAGCTTACCCGGAAGATCAAAAAGAACAATGGCACGACTATATCGACGAAGAGTTCGACAAGCGTAGCGGAGGTTTTTGGTTTAATAATAACGGATCGCCTACGTACATAACAGGCGCACACTATATGTATTTGCAGTGGAGCAAGATTGACGTTGGAGCTCCAGACTTTCGCGAAGCAAATAGACTATTCTTTATATTTTGGGAAGCTCAAAGCAGATAAACGCTGCTATGGTATGTGTTACCTTAAAAATAGACGTTCTGGTTTTTCTTTTATGAGTTCAGCTGAGACCGTTAATTTAGCTACAATATCAAGTGATAGTAGATATGGGATACTATCTAAAAGTGGTTCCGACGCAAAGAAGATGTTTACTGATAAAGTTGTACCTATATCTATAAACTATCCTTTTTTCTTCAAACCAATACAAGATGGTATGGATAGACCTAAGTCTGAGCTAGCATATCGTGTACCAGCGAGTAAGTTTACTCGTAAAAAAATAGAGGTTAATGAGAAGTTAGAAGAGATAAAAGGTTTAGACACTACTATTGACTGGAAGAACACAGGTGACAACAGTTATGATGGTGAAAAACTTTCTTTACTTGTGCACGATGAAAGTGGTAAGTGGGAAAGACCTGATAACATACTAAACAACTGGCGAGTTACAAAAACTTGCTTAAGATTAGGTGCTAGAATAGTTGGTAAGTGTATGATGGGATCAACGTCTAATGCTTTGGATAAAGGAGGAGATAATTTTAAAAAACTCTACAATGACTCAGACGTTACTAGCAGAAACAAAAATGGACAAACAAAGTCTGGTTTATATTCTTTGTTTATCCCAATGGAATGGAACTATGAAGGATTTATTGACCAGTACGGCCAACCAGTTTTTGATAGTCCAGACAATGATGTGTTCGGCGCAGATGGTGAATTAATTGATATAGGTATCATTGAGCACTGGGAGAACGAAGCTGAAGGATTAAAAGGAGATCAAGACGGTTTAAACGAATTTTATCGTCAGTTTCCTAGAACAACAGAACACGCTTTCAGAGATGAAGCAAAAAATAGTATATTTAATTTAGTTAAAATATACGAACAAATAGATTACAATGAAGGAGTAAGAAATAGCTCAGTAGTAAACACTGGCAATTTTCAATGGGAGAGTGGTGTAAAGGATTCTAAGGTAGTTTTCTATCCTGATCCAAAAGGAAGATTCAATATTAGTTGGACACCACCTCACAACCTTCAGAATAGAGTAGTAACAAAGAGCGGAGTTAAATATCCAGGCAATGAGCACATGGGTGCATTTGGATGTGACAGCTACGATATTAGTGGTACAGTTGATGGTAAAGGATCTAAAGGTGCTTTACACGGGTTAACAAAGTTTAGTATGGAAGATGCACCACCAAATCACATGTTCTTAGAATATATTGCAAGACCACAAACCGCTGAAATATTTTTTGAAGACGTATTGATGGCATTAGTATTTTACGGTATGCCAATACTAGCAGAGAATAACAAGCCTAGGTTGCTCTACTACTTAAAACGTAGAGGGTATAGAGGTTTCAGCATGAACAGACCTGACAAAGTTTGGAATAAATTATCTGTCGCAGAAAAAGAAGTTGGTGGTATACCAAACTCTAGTGAAGATATAAAGCAAGCTCACGCAGCTGCTATAGAAATGTATATACAAAATCACGTTGGTCACTTAGGTGACGGCAATTATGGTAACGTATATTTTAACCAAACGCTAAATGAGTGGAGTAAGTTTGATATTAACAAACGAACAAAGTTTGATGCAGCGATAAGTTCAGGATTAGCTGTTATGGCTTGCAATAGACATTTATATAGACCAAGCACTGAAGTGCAAAAACCAAAGTTGAACATAAACATATCACGGTACACGAACACTGGTGGTACATCTAAAATAATAAAATAAAAGTATGGCAGAGTCTGTTATAAAAAGTTATTTTCCAAGTCAAACTGTAAGCGATGCTGAAAAGCTAAGCTACGACTACGGCTTAAAAGTTGGTAAGGCTATAGAGCAAGAGTGGTTTTACTCTGATAAAATGTCTAACAAGTATAGAAACAATAGCAACGACTTTCACAGGTTAAGATTATATGCAAGAGGAGAGCAATCTATACAAAAGTATAAAGATGAATTATCTATTAATGGTGATTTATCTTATTTAAACTTAGACTGGAGCCCAGTACCCGTTATACCAAAGTTTGTAGACATCGTTGTTAATGGTATCGCTGAAAGAACTTACGATATTAAAGCTTACTCGCAGTCTCAAAACGGAGTAGACAAAAGAACAAAGTACATGGAACAGATAATGTCTGACATGGACTTTAAAGATTTTAATGATACTATATCAGCTAACTTTGGTATTGATTTAACAGAAAGCGAAGAAAAAATACTACCTCAAACGATGGAAGAGTTACAGTTGCACATGCAGCTGAACTATAAGCAAGCAGTAGAATTAGCAGAAGAGCAAGCTTTAAACGTATTGTTTGATGGAAATAAATACGAATTAATAAAAAAGAGATTCTACTACGATCTAACTGTCTTAGGTATTGGCGCTGTTAAAAATGGATTTACAACATCAGAAGGAATAACTTTAGATTATGTTGATCCTGCAAATTTAGTTTATTCTTACACTGACTCACCTTATTTTGATGATATATACTACGTTGGAGAAGTTAAGTCTATACCTATAAACGAGTTAGCAAAGCAATTTCCACATCTTAGTTCTGAAGACTTACAAGAGATAAGATCTAGCTCTTCTTACAACAAAAATAACAACAACAGTAGATATTCTACTGACAAACAAGATCAAAACAAAATTCAAATACTTTACTTTCACTATAAGACTTACATGAACGAAGTCTACAAGGTGAAAGAGACTGGAACAGGTGCTGATAAGTTGATTGAAAAAGATGATACTTTTAATCCACCAAACGACGCACAAGATTACTCTAAGCTTCAAAGATCTATAGAAACTCTGTACGATGGAGCTATGATACTAGGCACAAGCAAGCTTATAAAATGGGAGATGTCTAAGAATATGATGAGGCCAAAAAGTGACTTTACTAAAGTTAAAATGCCTTATTCTATCGTAGCACCTAGAATGTACAATGGTAAAATCGAGTCGCTTGTAAAAAGAATAACTGGTTTTGCTGATATGATTCAGCTTACGCACTTAAAGCTACAGCAAGTAATGTCTAGACTAGTTCCAGATGGAGTTTATCTTGATGCTGATGGTTTGGCTGAGATAGATTTAGGTAATGGAACAAACTATAATCCACAAGAAGCTTTAAATATGTTCTTCCAAACAGGTTCTGTTATTGGTAGATCTTTTACTTCAGAAGGTGACATGAATCCAGGTAAAGTACCTATTCAAGAAATATCTAGTGGATCTGGCGGCGCTAAAATGCAAAGCTTAATTGGCACGTATAACTATTACATGCAAATGATTAGAGATGTAACCGGTTTAAATGAAGCTAGAGACGGATCAACACCTGATAAAAATGCTTTAGTTGGTGTACAGAAGCTAGCTGCAGCAAATTCAAATACTCCTACTAGACATATATTACAGTCTGGATTATTTTTAACAGCTGAAATGGCGGAGTGTATGTCGCTTAGAATATCTGACGTACTAGAATATTCTCCTACTAAAAACGCTTTTATTCAAGCTATTGGATCTCATAACGTAGCTACATTAGAAGAAATGTCTGAACTACACTTATATGACTTTGGTATATTCATAGAGTTAGCTCCAGATGATGAGCAAAAACAACTGCTTGAGAACAATATTCAAATGGCATTGCAACAAAAAAATATAGAGCTTGAAGACGCTATTGATCTTAGAGAAATAAGAAACATCAAACTTGCTAATCAACTGTTAAAAATACGTAGAAAGAAAAAACAAGAAAGAGATAGAGCTATGCAGCTAGAAAATATTCAAGCGCAAACACAGTCTAATACTCAAGCAGCTCAAGCCGCTGCTCAACTTGAAGTTCAAAAAGATCAATCATTGAATCAAAACAAGATGCAGCTAGAGCAAATGAAAGCTCAGCTTGATACTCAAAAAATGCAACTAGAGCTTGCTGCTAAAAAAGAATTGATGGAAATAGAGTTTCAGTATAACATGCAGTTACGATCTGCTGAAACACAAAATGCAAAATCAAAAGAAAAAGAAAAAGAAGATCGTAAGGACGAAAGAACTAAAATACAAGCTACACAGCAATCAGAACTTATAGATCAAAGAAAGAGTGGAAAAGCACCTAAAAACTTTGAGTCTGCAGGTAATGATACTATGAGTGGAGGTTTTGATTTAGGTGGTTTTGATCCTAGATAAAATTTATTAACTATTATTATATTATATTATGC